ACAAAGTACTACAACAAAATCTAGAGTTCAGTCAGCGTCTATTTAATGAATGTAACAAACACAGTGTACACTTACAGTATGCCAGTTCATCCAGCGTCTACGGCAATACTAAAGACACTAGTGAGTATGCACCTTGCTATCCACAAACAGCCTACGCATGGAGCAAGTATCTATTTGATCGGTGGGTCTTTCAACAAGAACAGCACATTATGGTGCAGGGTTTTAGATACCATAACGTCTACGGCAAGTGGATGCACCTAAGAGGCCGACGTGCTAACGCTATCTACAAATGGCGCCAGCAGGCCAAGAAAGATGGCTACATTGAAGTATGGGACAACGCAGAACATGTGTTTAGAGATTGGACTTGGGTTGGAGATATCTGTCAGCTACAGTTAGACTTTATGAAAACTGTTGTGGGCAGTGGCATATGGAATGTAGGCTCTGGACTATCGCATTCATTTCTAGATATTGCAGAAGCTATTGCAGAACAAGAAGGTGTAGAAATACGTACAATTCCCATGCCCGATAGCGAAAAACCACGATTTAGACAACGCACCTGTGCAGATCTTAAACACTTAAAAGCTACAATAGGCAAACGCAAGTGGCTTAACGTATACGAATGGATCGACCTTGAAGCCTAATACAATAAATACGTATTATGCTAATTAACGAATTTATTACAGACGAAGAACTAGACGCTATTGACGAAAAAGCCAGTAGAAAGCTATGTTTAAGCACTAAGCCTAACAATGATTTAGGGGCCAGTAATCTTGCATCATGTAAGAGTCAAGGCCTGCGCCGCCGAGAAGGCAACAAAAGTCACTTAATGGGTAAAGGCCCAGAGAGTCGTATGACCATGGGCGGACATAAAGTTAAAGGCAAGAAATATGGTGGCAAGATACCAGACTGGGGCACACGCAAATGAGATTTAACGAATTTAAAATTATAAATGAAAAGTTTGGACCGTCTGGATCTGAACCCGGTGCTCCTAGAACTAAAGATAAATTAGGATCATTTACTGTAGATGTTCCTAAAGGTCGTCGTGGCACAGAAGTAGCAGATGTACAGAAAGCTTTGATTGCATTAGGTTATCCTCTACCAAAGCATGGCGTTGATGGAATCCGTGGCCCGGAGACTGTGGATGCAGTTAAGAAGTTTCAAACAGATAACGGATTAACAGTTGATGGAGATCCGGGACCTGCCACAGTTGCTAAATTAAATGACGTTCTAAAATCAAAACCTGATGTTGCTGGTAAGCTAATTAAAAGTACACCTGCAGATGTTAAAGCAGCACCTAGTGCAAGTAGTATAGATACTAGTGCAATTCAAGATCCTAATTTTAATAAAAAGTTAGATAAGATTGCAGATGCATTAGGTGTAAGCAGTAAAAATTTATTAGCTATTATGAAAATGGAGTCTAGAGTTGATCCGGCAGCTGTTAACAAACAGTCAGGAGCTACAGGACTTATACAGTTTATGCCAGACACAGCTAGATCATTAGGAACTAGTGTAGAAGCATTACGAGGAATGTCTGCAGTTGAACAACTAGACTATGTCTACAAGTATTTTAAAATGGTAGGTGTTAGACCAGGAATGGATCTAGGTGATTTATATATGGCAGTGTTTATGCCTAAGTTTGTTGGGTATCCTGATGATTTTGTACTAGGACAACAAGGCGGCGGCAAAGTACCGGGAACAAACCTAAGTAGTGATTTGGTGTACAAACAAAATAAAGGTTTGGATAAAAACAAAGATGGATCCATTACTATCGCTGACGTAAAGAGTTCTATACAAAGATTTGCATAATGAATTTAACTGGTAAACTTTTAATTGCTCCTCCTAGTGTGAGGGGAAACTTTTGGCAAAAGACTGTAATCTATGTTACAGAGAATCATGCCCGCGGTAGTATGGGGCTAGTGCTTAATAAAGTTAGTAAAATGCCCATTAGAGAGTTTGCACAAAATTGCAATGTAGATTGCGACATTGACGGATTTATGTATGTAGGTGGTCCAGTTAATGTAAAAGCTCTTACTATGATACATAGTGCAGAATGGGCTTGTGAAAACACAATGCAAATTAATAATCAGTTTAGTATTAGTTCACACGCAGATCTATTGCAGAGACTAGCAATGGGCGACTGTCCAAACTACTGGAGACTCATAGTTGGATTATGTGCATGGACTCCGGACCAACTAGAAAATGAACTTAACGGTGTAAGCCCTTACAATCATGCGTTCAGTTGGCTAACAGCAACTCCAACGCAAGAAGGAGTTTTTGGACTAGACGGAACAGACCAATGGACTAGCTCTATTGAGCATTCTGGTTCGGAATTTGTTCAAAAATTACTTGCGTAAATACCTAAACGGCTGTATAATACAAGCTGTTTCGTACAATAAAGAAATGATTACCCAAAATGTCAGATACGCTATTACTCAACGCCACCGGCGCACCAGTCAGCTTTCTGCCGCTTAGTACAATTACTTGGCAGGACGCAATCAAATACATGGTCTTAGATAAAGCCACAGTATTAGCTTGGCACGATAATTGGATTGTAAGATCAGCTCGCTGGGAAACTGCTGTACCTAGTATTGTTATTCTCAAAGAGTACATGAAACCTAAAATAGCTATTCGATTTAGTAAAAGCAATGTATTTCTGCGTGACAACTATCACTGTGCCTATTGTGGCTGCAATCTAGAAAAGAAACACTGTACATTAGATCATGTACTACCAACCAGTCTAGGTGGTAAGACTACATTTGAAAACTGTGTTACCGCCTGCGGTCCCTGCAATGCCAGCAAAGGTAATAATAAAAAGATTGTTCCTAAGTTTAAGCCACACAAGCCCAGCTTCTACGAACTAGTAAATAAGCGTAAAGCAATGCCTTTTCAAGTAAGGCATAGTGAATGGCTTGAGTACTTAAGGTGACGGATACACTACAAATAGAATGGAGTCTTGGCAATAGTTGTAACTTAGATTGTTCCTACTGCAGTTGGGAATTAAAAGCAGGTAATAACTTATTTCCGGACCATGACAAACTCAGCCTGGCATTTGCTCACTTAGTTGATCAAAGTCAGGCGTTCTCTAATGTTAGAATAGATGTCAATGGTGGCGAACCTACACTTAGTCTAGCCTTACAATACGTTATTCTATCTAACAAAGATTCTAGAATTAAGTTTAAATTAATATCTAACGGCCAAGCCAGTATAGAGCAGTGGACACACATGGCTCCTAACCTGTATGATCTATCTCTTACCTATCATGCTACAGAAGACTTTGATCATTTTTTAAATGTTGTGAACGCTGTTAACAAGCATATAAACTCTACAGTCTATGTTGCAGTGACTCCTGAAAACTGGGCAAAACAACACGAATGTTATAACATTCTTAAACATAAAAATGTAAATGTTCAACTACAGTTCTTATACGACAATTTTACCAAAGGCAATAACAAATACCTAAACTATTCTAAAGAACAATGGAATGAATATTATACAGCGCAAGGAATTGACATATATAATAAGCAACAAGTAGAATCTACTATAGAGTTTAAAAGAGTTAATCATTTAAACAATTATTTTGGACATCTTTGTTGGGCCGGAGTAACACAGATTGTAATTGATAACTTTGGCGATGTATGGAGAGGCTGGTGTAAGAGCCATGCTCCTATGGGAAATATATTTGCACAGACTGTGTCGTTAGATACTGGCCCTAGAGCATGTCCTAAATCGCAGTGCAAAAATGGATTTGATTTACAAGCTCGTAAGAGCGAAGGAAGTTGGGGATTAGCATGAAAAAACTGTTTTGGAATTGTTTAGGATTTTTAAGTTTAGGTATGGCCTACATTGGAGTTGTTACTCCGGGTATTCCCTATAGCCCGTTTGTGGTATTCGCAGCCTATTGCTTTGCCAAGAGCAGTCCACGTATGCATGCCTGGATTATGAATCACAAGACCTTTGGACCGTTTATTACAAACTGGAATCAAAAACGTGTGTTCCCCTTAAAGCTAAAGTTCTTTATGCTGGCCAGCATGAGTGTTAGTCTACTAATCATGTTCTTTACAGGAGTTAAACCA